CATGACAGGTACAACTACTGGTGGAAAAATCAGAATGTTTGCCATTGTTATGAATGTTGATGACCAAGGTGACTTGGCTGCTAACGAAGTAGACAGAGACACATTAGCATAGTGTGAAACTTAATTAGGGTGGCAGGGCAACTTGCCACTCTAAATTTATAATGGACTTAATATGGCAGAAAGCTATCTTACATATACAAATAAAGTATTAGCAAGACTAAATGAAGTGCAATTAACATCTTCTAATTTTTCTAATGCTAGAGGTATACAAGTACAAGCACAAAATGCAGTTAATGAATCCATTAGATATATTAATCAAAAAGAATTTCAATACCCCTTTAATCATTCTACTAAAACAGAAACTTTAGTTCCGGGAACTATTAGATATTCAATACCTACTACTGCTAAAACAGTAGATTATAATACATTTAGAATAGTAAAAGATTCTGATTTAGGTTCTAGTGGGGGAAGATTATACGTATTAACATATAATGAATACGTTAATAATTATATATCGCAAGAAGATGAAGTAGTTACAAATAATTTAAATGGTTCGTTAAATGATTCAGCAACTACAATAACAGTAGATAGTACAACAGGATTTGATTCATCAGGTACGATATATATAGAGAATGAACAAATAACTTATACAGGAACATCTAGTACCACTTTTACAGGATGTACTAGAGGAGCAAATAGTACGACTGCTGCTGCTCATAGTGATGATGTTCAAGTAGCACAGTTTGATACAGGTGGAATACCTCAATATGTATCAAGAACTCCTGACAATAATTTTTTATTGTACCCTTTTCCTACAAAAACATACTCATTAAAGTATGATTATTTTTCTTTTCCAACAGATATGTCTGCTCATGGAGATACAACAACTATACCTGACAGATTTGCTGCAGTTATAGTAGATGGAGCTACTGCTTTTGTTTATCAATATAGAGGCGAAACAAATCAATATCAATTAAACTTTGGAAGATTTGAGCAGGGTATAAAAAATATGCAAACACTATTAATAAATAGATTTGAATATGTAAGGTCAACTTATATACCAAGAGTAGGTAATTCTGCAAGTGCAGATTTAAATATTAGAGTAAATTAATATGGCAGATTCTTCTCAAGTAACACCTGTAGCATTTAACTGTGAGGGTGGGTTAGTTCTTAATCGTTCTACTTTTATGATGAAACCGGGTGAAGCATTAGAACTAGAAAACTTTGAGCCTGATATAGAAGGTGGTTATAGAAGAATAAATGGATTTAGTAAATACGTATCTGCTATAGTTCCTATTACAAGTTCTTCTTCTGAAAAAGTTTTAATGGTAGCAACATTTGGTTCATCTGTTGTTGCAGCTAGAGGAGAAAAAATATATAGTGCAACTCCGGGTGGGTCAAGTTGGACAGAAAGAGATAGTGGAAGAACAAGTGCAAGTAAATATAGTTTTGAACGATTTAATTTTGATGGTAATGATAAGCTAATTGTAGCAGATGGAGCAAATGCTCCTACAGTATTTAATACTTCTTTTACTGCAACAGATGTATCATCAGGTGGTAGTGGAGAAGTAAGTACTGCAGTATCAGGTGCAAAATATGTCATTGCTTTTAAAGAACATATGTTTTATGCAGGTATGTCTGCTGCTAAACAAGAATTAGTTTTTAGTGTTCCTTTTGATGAAGATAATTTTGCTACAGGTAGTGGTGCAGGAACAATTAAAGTTGATGACGAAATAACAGGACTTAAAGTTTTCCGTGAAGACTTATTTATATTTTGTCAAAATAGAATATTTAAATTATCAGGAACGTCAACAAGTAACTTTGCAATAACTGCAGTAACAAGAGATATAGGATGTATAAATGGTGACACTATTCAGGAATTTGCAGGTGACCTTATATTTCTTGGTCCTGACGGGTTGCGTACAGTTGCAGGTACAGCAAGAATTGGTGACGTTGAATTGGGAACTATAAGTTCCAACGTACAAAGTTTATTTGATGAAAATTTATCTAGTGCTTCTGAATTTGATTCAGTAGTTATACCTGACAAAACACAATATAGAATATTTTTTACTAAAGATGGTCAAGGTGAAAATGCTACAAATGGTGTTATATGTGTTATGAAAGGGCAAACTTTTGAGTTTTCTAAAATAAGAGGAATAAAACCTGCTTGTACCGATAGTTTTGTATCTGCAGGAGATGTAATCGTACTACATGGTGCATATAGTGGTGGTTATATTTATAGACAAGAATCAGGAAATGATTTTGATGGAACAACAATATTAGGCAAATATAGAAGTCCTGATATGACTTTTGGTGATGCAGGTATACGAAAACATATGCAACGTGTTATCGTAAACTATAAACCTGAATCATCTATAGATGCAGATTTATTTTTAAGATATGATTATGAATCTAGGGATTCTTCAAGACCTGCTGCTTATGCATTAGACTCATCTGATGTTGCTGCTTTATATGGAACTGCAACATATGGAGCAAGTTCAAGTTCTTTTGGAACTTATGGTGGACCATCTCAACCATTAGTTAGACAAGCAGTTGAAGGTTCAGGATTTGCAGTTGCGTTAAGAGTTAATGATGGTGGTTCTACTGCACCATATTCTTTAAAAGGATTTCAGTTAGAATATCAAACAGGAGCAAGGAGATAAATGGGAGCTACGTATACAAGACAGTCCTCGTATAGTGATGGCGATACAATAACTGCTGCTCATACCAATGATGAGTTCAATCAGTTATTAGCTGCCTTTGCTTCAAGCACAGGACACACACACGATGGTACATCTGCAGAAGGTGGACCAATAACGAAATTACTTGGAACTGCAATTACAATAGGTGATGGTTCTACAGGTACAGATATAGCAGTAACATTTGATGGAGAATCAAATGATGGTGTTTTGACATGGATGGAAGACGAAGATTACTTTAAGTTTTCTGATGATGTTCTAATTAATAGTACTGAAAAATTATATTTTAATGATACAGGTACATACATATATAGTAATGCTGATGGCGATTTAGATTTAGTATCAGATGGAACAAACGCAGATGCTATTAATCTTGCAAGTTCAGGTGGTATTACATTAGATGCTGCTGCAGATATATCTTTAGATGTAGGTGGTGCAGATGTTGTTCTTAAAGATGATGGAACTACATTTGGTGCTTTAACACAATCAGGTGGTGAACTTGTAATTAAATCAGGTTCTAGTTCTACTACTGCTATGACATTAAGTGGTGCTAATGTTACTTTTGCAGGAACTGTAACAATAGGTTCTGCAGGAATATCAGAAGCTGAATTAGAAATACTTGATGGTGCTACAGTTACAACTGCCGAACTTAATATATTAGATGGTGTAACTGCTACAACTGCTGAACTTAATTATAGTGATACAGGTTCTGCAGTAGGAACTGTTGTTGCAAGTAAAGTTGTTACAGTAGATGCAAATAAAGATGTAGCAAGTTTTAGAAATGTAACTCTTACAGGTGAATTAGATGCTGCTACTTTAGATATATCAGGAAATGCAGATATAGATGGAACAACCAATCTTGATGCAGTAGATATAGATGGAACAGTACAGATAGATGGTGCAACTACTTTTGGTGTAGATGATACAGGAGTAGATGTTAAATTATTTGGTGCAACTTCAGGTGCATATTTATTATGGGATGAAAGTGCAGACAAGTTATTAACTGCAGGTGGAGCAGTTATTGACATTGTAAAAGATAAATTACTTATTGGTGGTACTGCAGTAACAACAACTGCTGCAGAATTAAATGTTCTTGATGCAGTAACAGCAGGTACAGTAACTGCAAGTTTAGCAGTCGTTGTTGATAGCAATAAGGATATTGGCAGTTTTAGAAATATTACCTTAACAGGTGAACTAGATGCAGGTTCTCTTGATGTATCAGGAGATGCAGACATTGATGGAACACTAGAAGCAGATGCTATTACAGTAGATGGAACTGCACTAGCAACATATATTAGAGATACTGTTGGAACAAATATGTTATCTAGTAATACTGAAAGTGGTATTACAGTAACTTATGATACAAGTAATGATAATATTGATTTTTCAATAGATGCTGCTCAAACAGGTATTACATCTTTATTAGCAACAGATATTAAAATTGGTGAAGATGACCAAACAAAAATAGACTTTGAGACTGCAGACGAAATACATTTCTATGCTGCAAATGTTCATCAAGTAAAATTAGTAGATAATGCATTTACTCCTCAAGCAGATAGTGATGTTGATTTAGGTGCTTCAGGAACATATTGGAAAGATGCTTATATAGATAGCATTACTACTACAGGTAATGTATCAGTAGGTGGAACTTTAACTGTTAATGGAACAACAACTACAGTTAATAGTACAACAGTAACTGTAGATGACCCAATATTTACATTAGGTGGAGATACTGCTCCGGGGTCAGATGATAATAAAGATAGAGGTATTGAGTTTAGATACCACACAGGTTCTGCTGCTAAAGTAGGTTTCTTTGGTTATGACGATAGTGCAAGTGTATTTACTTTTATAGCCGATGCTACTAATTCATCAGAAGTATTTAGTGGTACTGCAGGTAATGTTGCCTTTGGTAATATAGCAGGTACATTAACTACTGCTGCTCAAACTAATATTACTTCTGTAGGAACATTAAGTGCTCTTACAGTAGATAATGTCTCTATTAATGGCACAACTATAGGGCATACAGACGATACAGATTTAATTACTTTAGCAGATGGTATAGCTACAGTAGCAGGAGAGTTATCAGTAACTACACTAGATATAGGTGGTACAAATGTAACTTCAACTGCTGCAGAACTAAACATACTAGATGGTGTAACATCAACTGCGACAGAGTTAAATATAATGGATGGTGACACAACTGCTTCTTCTATAACTTTAGCAGATGCAGACAGATTTGTAACCAATGACGATGGTACAATGAAACAAGTAGCATTGACCACTCTCAAAACTTATTTGACAAGTGCAGGATTTTCTTCTGAAGACCCAACAGCACTTGCAATAGCTCTTGGTTAGTCAAGAAAAGACTTGACAAATCAAGGAAAATCGTGTATAATTATAACAAGGAAAGAGGACAATGGCAAATACATTTAGAGTAGTTACATTCGCTGCAGAACCAAATGCCGCAGGAACTCCGTACACAATCTATACCACACCAAGTAGCACAACAACAGTTGTGATTGGATTAATCTTAACAAACATACATACTTCACAGGTTACTGCAGAAGTAGAACTTGTTAGTGATACATCAGGTGGTGGTAGAGGTGCTACAAATGGAACAGCATTTTTAGCAAAAGATGTACCTATTCCTGTAGGCTCATCCTTAGAATTATTATCAGGTGGTAAAGTAATATTAGAAACTACCGATGTTATAAGGGTTGATTGTTCCGTAGCTGATAAACTTTCAGGTGCATTAAGCATAATGGAGATTACATAATGCCTTATATAGGTAATGAAGTTCCTGCACACTTTCAATCATCACCTGCAGTCGTAAGATTTAATGGGGATGGTTCTGATACTACGTTTGCACTAGGAAGAACTGTAGGTTCTGTTCAAGACATACTTGTATCAGTAGATGGTGTTGTTCAAGACAGTGCTGCTTATACAGTTCCTGATGGTTCTACATTAACATTTACTGCTGCACCTTCCACAGGTACTAATAATATATTTGTTTATTTTCTTGAACCAAATGCAGGTTCAGTAACTCCTGCAACAGAGAATAAAGGTAACTTTAAACTCGGTGGTTTATTCAGAACAAACTCTCAAAATGTTTCTACTAATGTAACTATACTTGCTACAGAGAATGCAAATGCTACAGGACCTATTACAGTAGATAGTGGTGTGACATTGACTATAGAATCAGGTGGAAGGCTAGTAACATTATGAGTAATATTTATGTAGATACTATAAGAAAAACTGGTGGTTCATTAGGAACAGACATAAGAGTTAAGAATACATCTGTATATGAAACTGATGGTGGCACAAGTACTACACAGAATTTGGTTCAAAGTTTAATAAAAGTATGGATTAACTTTGATGGCACAGGAACTCCTGCTGCAAGAGATAGTTTTAACGTGGCAAGTATTACTGACAATGGAACAGGTTCATATGATATAGTTTTTACTAATGCTATGGGCAATACTAATTATTCAAGTCAATGTTCTTTAAACAATGGAACGACAGATGTAAGTGGTGCTCACGATTATGGATGGGCGATTGTAGATAGAACAACAGCAGATTTTAGATGGGATTCTGAAAATGCAAGTAATTCACAAATAGATATGGCTTTATTAGATGCCCTAGTAGTTGGAGACCTAGCATGAGTACCTTAATAACAAACACCTTTACAGGTAAAACCTCTGCAGGTAGCATTGTTGTTACAGGAGAGGGTGGTACAAATACTACGAACTTACAACAAGGGTTGGCGAAGGCATTTGGATATGCACAGCATAGAACTTCTACAGTTGAGTTAAAGGATAGCTTTAATATAAGCTCATGGTCTGATGATGCTACAGGAAGAAGCACATGGAACATTAATTCAGACATGGCAAATACTACGTATACAACTGTAGTTTCTTCATCTTATGATGCTACATCTGGTAGTAATCAAGCAGGTTCAGATGAAGTTTGGGTTACTGCTGCAGGAGTTTTTAAACATGATACCTTTTATGGAAATGGTTCTTATTATGACAACGATTATGTATATGCAACAGTACATGGAGACTTAGCATAATGGCAAACGGAACAATAGCATTTGATACATTAACAACATCTGACCAAGTTAAGTCTGGTACAGAGAAGTCTATTGATACAAGTTATATTTTTAATGGTGTATGTAAATCATGGGTGAATTTTGATGGTTCAGAAAGTCCCTTAACAAATAGAGATAGTTTTAATGTAAGTTCTTTAGTTGATAATGGTACAGGAAACTATGACCAAGTATTTACAAATAGTATGAGTAGTGCAAATTATTCTGTTTCTGGTGCTATAGCTGATAACGCACCTATTGCATCAAATAGAGATAGATACTTTATGGCAGTATCTGAATCTGCATCACAAATAAATTTAAACGCATTTGGTCAAGCAGATATGAATTTTGTTTATGGACAAGCATTTGGAGATTTAGCATGACAAAAATAAAAACACCAGACTTTCAAGGCACACACTTATGGGACAGATTGTGTTGGGCGAAAGAAAAGTTAGAAGGCAAACAATCTGATTATCGTGTGGTATGGGAAGACCCCGATAACCCAGAAGAATGTGCAAAAGTTACCGTGCCTGACCCTAATTGGATGGCTTGTGCATTGCAAGGTGGTATTTTACCTCCAGTTGAGGTATATTGGGAATTAGCTAAAGATGAAGCAAAACCAGATTTTAAAAAACATACAAGAGGTTACTTGCTTCATAATACAAAACCGATTGAAGCGATGACAGAAGAAAAGGCAATAGAGTATTTAATTATGAAAGATATACCACAAAGAGTGTGGCGAGATTACGAAAAAGCTAATAGACCAAGATTAGTAATTTGTAGAAAAGATCAACTTCCATCGACAAGAGTATGGCGTAATGCTTGGAAGATTGATGAAAATGTAAATAAAAGCCAAAAAGTAGCATAGGAGATTTAATATGGCGAAAACAATGATAATGGATAAAGATGGTAATAGCATAGATGCCTCTACCGCTACTGTACCATCGGACAGACATTTTAGAAATGCTTGGAGTTTATCTGGTAAAACAATAACAGAAGATGTAACAGCAGCTAAAGTAATTTTTAAAGATAAAATAAGAGAAGTAAGAACACCTTTACTTGAAGCACAAGATGTTGCCTTTATGAAAGCATTAGAGGCAGGAGATAGTTCTGCTCAAACAGCAGCTAAAAATGCTAAAACTGCATTGAGAGACGCACCTGCTGCAAAAGCAATATCAGACGCAGATACGATTACAAAGTTAAAAGCAGCTTGGGACACAAGTACATTAGGGACAAGTCCTTACGCATAGGGGTAGTGAATGTCATTAACACAAGTTATTGGTTCTGGCTTAGGAAGTTTAGGCACAAGTTTAGTTGCTACCGCTGATGGTGGTTCAGCAACTACAAGTGTTATACAAGGGCTGACTAAACATTTTACTATGTATAACCAAGATGCAAACACCGTAAAAGAATCTTTTAATCAATCATCTATAACCGATAATTCTACGGGTGATTTTACAACATCTTTTACTAATAACTTTAATAATACAGTTTATTGTAGTGTTGGGATGGCAGAAAACCAATATACCACTGCTAGAGGACAAAATGGATTGTGTATAGACACACAATTAAACAGCAGTGATGCTGTAAGTAATGGAACGGCTTTATCGGCATCAGCTAGAGATTATAGAACCAAATTTGGTTCAAATTCTAGTGAGAGTGGTGGTTACTCAGACCAAGCTCCCGGTATGTTAGC